GGCGCAAGAGCAGCCGGTGCAGGAGCAGCAGGCGCAGGAGCAGCAGGCGCAGGAGCAGCAGGTGCAGGAGCAGCCGGTGCAGGCGGAGCAGCCGCTGCTGGTAAAGGAGCACAACTATTAAAAGCAGCAAAAGGTGCTGCGATTGTTGCAGGCGGCGCATACGTAATTGATGCAGGATTTGGTGCCGCTGGTGTAGGTAAAGATCTAGACTCTAAAACTATCCAAAGCCAAGATGACAAAAATTGGGAAAGAGCGTCAACTTGGGAAAAAACTCAATCATCGTTAGCTCGCGGAATAGAACATATCGGTAGATTTATGTTCATGGATAATTTAGCTAACCAAGCTCAAGCAGATAGAGTAAAATCTGAAACCGAATATTTGGATAAAAAATTAAGTGCTGTTAAACCCGAATCTAAAGATGCAGCAAAAGCATCCGCTGCAACTGCCGACGGTAAGTTTGCTGATGCATTCGGTAAGCATGTAGAGAAGTTTGGTGAAATTGTAAATAAATTAGGCAGTCCGAATAAAGGGATGTCCTCTTCCGTTGCTACGTCATTCGGAAAAAATATAGAATCGTTCGGTAAACTTATAATAGCATTTGCTAAAACTGTAACGGCATTTGCTAAAACAGTGCAAGCATTTGCGACTATCACCGGCACTTTCGCAAAAGCTGTAAAAATGTTTGCAGACCAAAATAAATCAATTAATGCAATGGGATCTATTAATAGCAAAGTTAAAGGAAAATCTTCTGGGTTATTAGGCACTCCCATGGAAGATGATAATGAGCTTGATGTAGTTGATTATATTGAAAGACTCAAGACTTCATTGGCAGATGCTGCACTAAGCACAGATAGTCTTAGAGAAGCCGAAATGAAACGACATAGATTCACTGAAGAATCTATGATGCAGTTTAGAAGAAGTTTAACTGATGCTTCAAAGATCCTAAATAAAATAGCAGGTGTTGATGAAGAAGACGAGGACGCAAGCACTGACGGTAGCTCTCCTAGTAGCTCTCCTAGTAGCTCTCCTGATAGCTCTCCTGGTAGCTCTAATTATGCCGACAGCGACTCAACCAGCACAAGTGGATCAGCGACAAAGGTAACAGGAGGCGGCGCGGGATATACTAACCTTCAATATGAAGATGGCAGAGAAGAAAAACGAACAGGGACACTAGCTTGGCGAAATAATAACCCCGGAAATATTAGGGCTGGTGATTTTGCAAGAAGTCAGGGAGCAGTAGGGCAATCCGGAGGTTTTGCAGTATTCTCCTCGTATGAACAGGGTCGCAAAGCAAAAGAGGAACTACTGTTTAATACTAGCAAATATAAAAACAAAACTATTGCCGGAGCAATCAGTAAATATGCTCCGCCTAATGAAAATGATACAAGAGGCTACATAAACACTATTGTAAAAGCATTAGGGGTAAACTCTAATACTCCGCTGCGTGATTTGACTCCTGAACAAAGAACTGCTATGCTAAATGCCATGGAAAAAATTGAAGGGTTTAAAGCAGGAAAAGTTGAGGTATTAAAAGAAGGAAAAAATGCGGGCCAAGGCGGCGGAAGCAAAGATATTGTTGCCCTAGGACAACGATTACAAGATCAGGGAATTAGAGTGGCTGAACATCCTGCATTCGGTGGAGTAGCACCGGTGCATAAAGGTAGAGGCCATTATGAGGGAAGAGCAATTGACATTAACATCGGCAGAGGCGTAAATGAATCAAAAGATCCTAAGGCAAGAGCTAAGTTTGATCAAATTGCAGATTCTGCCAGATCAGATGGATTTAAAGTTATATGGAAGGCACCAGGGCATTACAGTCATATGCACATTGAGTCTCCTAAAAAATCTTCTTTACAAGCTAGAAAAGGCGGCTTAGTCAAAGGTCCGGATTCTGGATATCCAGTTGAAATGCACGGCTCTGAAATGATAACTCCACTAACACAAGATTCGGTATTGGCGAAATTAGCTAAAACTCCGGCAGAGACACCAGAAATATCCAACGCAATATCTTCTACTGCGCCAACTATGGAAAAAGAAATTCTCGAAAGAGTAGTGAATATGAATGCTGAATTAGTAGAGGGTATGCTCAGTAAACTAGGCGATATGGTTAGTGCTATCTCTGATGGTAACGATACTAGAGAAAAGATATTAAAGAACAGTATGGTTTAACATAAATACTTAAACAACCAAGAGCGGTAAAAATGTCATATAAAAAGAAATTCTTAAACAAGTCCGGTGTATCAAGTCCTATCTCAGGAATGAACAGTAACGCAGGTGCTTGGAATAGCAGCGGTGGCGTCCCGTCAGGCGGCTATAGTAATACTGAGTTCGGCTACAAGAATTATATGAGTAGGCTACCAGAAGTCTATACTGGACATCCTAATAGAATTGAGCGTTACAACCAATATGAAATGATGGATGTTGATGCTGAAATTAACGCTTGTTTGGATATTATTGCTGAGTTTAGTACTCAGAGAAACGAACATAATAAAACACCATTCAGTTTTGAATTTAAAGAAGACCCTACTCCACATGAAGTAGAATTGCTTACTAAACAACTTCAACAATGGTGTAAGCTAAACGAATTTGATGTTCGTATGTTTAAGATTTTCCGCAACGTAATCAAGTACGGAGATCAGGCATTCGTTCGTGATCCAGAAAACTTCAAGCTTTACTGGATTGACATGGTTAAGGTTATTAAAGTAATCGTTAACGAAAGTGAAGGCAAGAAGCCGGAACAGTATGTCATCAAAGATATCAATATTAACTTACAGAATCTTAGTGTTGCACAAAAGACCAACACTGATTTTGCAGCTAACCCTGCAACTGGCTTAGGCGGTTCAGGCGGCGGCGGACAAAGCGGCGGCTATACTACTCCGGCAATGCCATATAACACTACAGGATCACGTTTCACATTAGGACAGAGTGAGTCTGCGGTAGATTCAAAACATGTTGTTCACGTATCATTGACTGAAGGGCTTGACAGATTCTGGCCGTTTGGACAGTCAATCCTTGAGAACATCTTTAAGGTCTACAAGCAGAAAGAACTATTAGAAGACGCTGTTCTCATCTATCGTGTACAACGTGCTCCTGAACGTAGAATGTTCAAGATTGACGTTGGTAATATGCCAAGTCACTTAGCTATGGCATTCGTTGAGCGTGTTAAGAATGAAATTCACCAGCGCAGAATCCCTTCAGTATACGGCGGACAATCAATCGTTGACGCTACATACAACCCACTGTCAATGAACGAAGATTACTTCTTCCCTGTCACAGCAGAAGGTCGCGGTTCATCAGTTGAAGTTCTTCCAGGTGGACAGAATCTAGGCGAAATCGATGACTTGAAATACTTCAACAATCGTCTTGCTCGTGGTCTTCGTGTCCCGTCATCTTACTTACCAACTGGCCCGGATGACAACACTACCCCATTGAGTGATGGTCGTGTCGGTACTGCGATGATTCAAGAATTTAGATTCAATCAATACTGTGAACGTTTACAGAACTACATGGCAATGAAGTTTGACGAAGAATTTAAATTGTTCTTGCGTTGGAGAGGCTTCAACATTGATACAAGTCTATTCCAATTAGTATTCAATCCTCCTCAGAACTTTGCTGCATATCGTCAAAGTGAACTAGATAATGCTAGAGTAGGTACCTTCACTAGCATGGAAGCTTTCCCATACATTTCAAAGAGATTTGCACTAGAACGATTCTTAGGTCTTACTGAAGAAGAAATTAAACGTAACGAAAGTATGTGGGAAGAAGAAAACAAAGAAGAAGTTACTTCCGATCCTGCAGGCAGCGATTTGCGTAACATTGGTGTTTCTACTGGGGACTTTGAATCAGATATGGAAACTGCCGATAGTATTGAATCTAGTGAAGAAATGGGTGATTCGGAACTTGACGTAGCAGGGCCGGTGGGCAGTGCTGGCGGAGAAGCAGTTCCCGGAGGCGCAGCTGGACCCGTAGGTGGCGGCGGAATGCAAATCTAATTTAGATGAGAGAGTTTATCAAGTTTCTTTTAATTTGGATTTCTCAAAATTTAGCTATTCCCTTTTGGATGGTAGGTCATGTTCATTTAAGTATGAATATGAATGTCTATCAAGATATACACATACTCTTGGCTTCGCTTGGGATGAATCTTATTGTAGCAATCGGTTTTTGGATAGACTTCAAAACACAAAAAGATAAATAAAACTATGCAACTTTACGAAATGTTTGACGCACCTATTAATGGACTGCAAGATGTCAATGCTGACAACAGCAAACCTACCTATAGAACATCTAGAAAAACAAAGTTAACCTTAAAGCAAATTCGTAAATTACGTAGAATGCTAGATGTTAGAAGCTATGAAAAGAAGCAATACTTAGAAAAAGTTCGCAAGCAATATGGTGTAAAACCTGAAGAGGGAGAAGGTGCTCCGGCACTATAATGTATATCTTTTCTAAAAACTCAAAAAATACATAGTTATTGAACATTTTTCCTGCTAGTGGCATAAGTAAGTCTACAAAGCCATTCAAGCATCAGGAGAAATTTAAATGGATATCAAAAAATTCGAACAACTAATGGACCTCGTTATCAATGAAGATAACGATAGAGCCAATGAACTATTCCACGAAATCGTAGTAGAAAGATCAAGAGAAATCTTTGAGTCAATTATGGCCGAAGAAGACGAAATGGAAGACGATGTGATGGAAGATGACATGGGCGGACAAGTAGGCGATCTACTTGACGAAATCAATGCTGAAGAAGCCGGTGTTACTGAAGAAGAAGACGATTTTGACTTCACTGATAGTGAAGAAGATGTTGAACTTGACGGCACCGAAGACTTCGGCGACGAAGAAGGCGAAGAAGTTGAAGACGCTGTAATCCGTATCGAAGACAAGCTTGACCAATTGATGGCTGAATTCGAAGACATCATGGGCGGCGGCGCTGATGCAGACTTCGGCGGCGAAGAAGAAATGGAATTCGGAGCTGATGACGGCGAAGAAGAAATGGAATTCGGAGCTGAAGAAGACGAAGAAGCAATGATGGAAGCAGTTCAACTTAAGAAGATTTCTGTAACTCACGGCGACAACGGCGTTCAAACTAAGAGCCCAGGTCTTCAAGGATCAGGACAAGCTGGTATGGACAGTCATCCAGTAAAGTTCAGCGGCGCCAGTGAAGCAGTTCCTACAGCTCCTAAAGCACCAAGCAACTTTTACTCAAAGGGTGAAACCTCAGTAAAGGGCGCAGGTAACTTCAAGAATAGTCCAGGTAAGGATAACTTCAAGGACAAGGGTGAAGCAGCTCCTAAGCCAAAGCACGGTGATGACGGCGCACACACTAGAAGCCCAGTAGCAGAATCACGTAGACCTGCTCGTAGACCAGCTCGCTAAGGAAAACTGAGAGAATGGCTTATCTCAGAGAAAATCTAACGTTCGACCGCGCAGGAATGGTGGTCGAGTCAATTCATGAAGAGGGCGCTGATTTTAAGACCCTCTACATGAAGGGGATTTTCATTCAGGGCGGGGTAAAGAACGCAAACGAGCGTGTTTACCCCGTCAATGAAATTGAAACTGCCGTGGATACTCTAAACAGACAAATCTCAGAAGGTTATTCAGTATTGGGTGAAGTTGACCATCCAGATGATCTTAAAATCAATTTAGACCGTGTATCTCACATGATTACAAGCATGTGGATGGACGGTGCCAATGGTTTTGGCAAGCTAAAAATTCTTCCTACTCCAATGGGTCAACTCGTAAGAACAATGTTGGAGTCAGGAGTAAAGCTAGGTGTATCTAGTCGTGGATCAGGTAATGTAAACGACATGGATGGTAAAGTCAGTGATTTTGAAATCATCACTGTTGATATCGTCGCCCAACCTAGCGCACCGAACGCATATCCCAAAGCAATTTATGAAAGTCTCATGAACATGAAGCACGGACATAAAATGTTAGAGATTGCTAAGGAAGTACAGGGTGACAAAAAAGTACAACGATTCCTTGGTGAGGAAGTAAAGCGTCTCATCAATGAACTTAAATTATAAAGGAATCTAAAAAAATGTTAGATGCTATCAAGCCATTACTTGAAAGTGGTCTCATCAACGAAGATATCGGGCAGCAGTTAAATGAAGCCTGGGAAACTAAGTTGAATGAAGCTCGCCAGAAAGTACGTGCAGAACTCCATGAGGAATTTGCACAACGTTATGAACATGATCGTAGCGTGATGGTTGAAGCCCTTGACAAGATGATGGCTGAAAATCTCTCAGACGAAATTCGTGAATTTGTAGACGAGAGAAAAGCGATGAACGAAGACCGTGTTCAAGCGAAGCTTAAGCTTCGTGAAAATGCAGCTAAGTTCAACGACTTTATGGTCACTAAGTTAGCCGAAGAAATCCGTGAATTACGTTCAGATCGTAAGGTACAGATGGAAAATCAGCAGAAGCTAGAGCAATTCGTTGTTCACGCCCTATCAAGAGAAATTAAAGAATTCGCAACAGATAGACAAGCAGTAGTTGAAGCTAAGGTTAAATTAGTTGCAGAAGGTCGTAAGCAGCTTGAAGCACTCAAAGCAAAATTCATTGCTGAAAGTGCCAAGAAGCTTAGCTCAGCAGTCGCAGGTCAACTTAAGGGTGAACTATCACAGCTTAAAGAAGATATCAAGATTGCAAGACAAAATAACTTTGGACGTAAGATTTTCGAAAGCTTTGCAAGTGAATTCTCTGTAACTTATCTAAATGATAAGGCAGAAACTCGCAAGGTAATGAATGTTCTTGCTTCTAAGGAAAGACAACTTGCCGAAGCTACATCTAAGCTAGCACAAGCAGCTAAAATTGTAGAATCGAAAGACCGTGAAGTTCGCATTATTAAGGAATCTTCGCAGCGTGAGAAGACAATGGGTCAACTATTGTCAACACTTAACACTGAGAAAGCTGAAGTAATGGGAGCATTACTAGAAAGCGTACAGACAGCAAAACTAGAAAACGCTTTCAATAAGTATCTACCAGCCGTTCTCAATACTGGCTCAGATATTGCCCCTAAGAAAAAGGCACTAACTGAATCTGTGATTGCAGAAGCAACTGGTGATAAAACTGCCAAAAAGACCGTAGAAGTTGATCTCACAGAAACAGATAATGTGATTGACCTCAAGCGATTAGCAGGGCTATAATAAAAACCGACATAATTTAGGAGAATAATATAATGTCAAAAGTACTCTTAGAAAGCCGTTGGGGCGAAACAAAAGACGCCCTGCTAGAAGGCTTAAAGGGCAATCGTCGTTCAACAATGAACGTATTGCTTGAAAATACCAAGAAGCAGCTTCTTGCTGAAAGTTCAGCCGGAACTACAACTGCCGGTAACATTGCAACACTAAACCGTGTTATCCTTCCGGTAATTCGTCGTGTTATGCCAACTGTTATCGCTAACGAACTAGTTGGTGTTCAGCCAATGACTGGCCCAGTTGGTCAGATTCACACTCTACGTGTGCGTTACGCAAACTCATTGACTGACAACTCAGCAGCAGCAACTTCGGTAACTGCTGGTGAAGAAGCTCTTTCACCATTCAAGATTGCACAGGCATACTCACGAGT